GCAGCTCGCCAGCTGGAAGAAGCGAAAGCAGAGATTGCCCGTTTGGAAAGTCAAATCGATGACTACCAAAAAGCGAAAGTGCTGGGTGAGCGCCAGGCTCAAGCAGTAATCGACGTTACGCCAACGGAAGCTGATGAGATTAATGCAGCGATCAAGAATTTGTTCGTTAAAAGTGAAAACTGGGGATCAGTAGAAAAGCTGTATCTGCCAGATGGTACGTTTAAAGTGGTTAAACGTGATGAATTGCCCGAGTGGACAGCAATCACACCTCCGCCATTGCTAGGAGGTAGCGAAACACAGGCAGAAACGTTTCAAGGAGAAGATACTAAAGTTGACGTTATCGACAGTGGGGTTCTTGCTTCCGAAGTTCCGACATTAGTCTTTCCCAGCGAAGAGGAAAGCAACGCAAGCGGATTACCAGTGGATGAAAACGGAACTCTACGATCGGATGATGAGCCGGTTACTTGGAAAAACCTCAAAGCCCTTGAAGCAAGAATCGAAGACAGATTACTCAGGCTTGAACAGTCGGCGGTAGCAGTAGCTTAATAATCCAATGGAGCGTCCTTCACGGGGCGCTCTTTAAACAGAGGGGTGAGCACGATGAATAGGGATAACGTGACTGAGTTGCTAAAGAACTACCGCAACTACAAGATAGCTGTGAACCAATACGAGCGGCACCGTCCAAGAGCATCTGCAGGTATAGCCAATTACGAGGGGATGCCGAGTGGATCAGGAGCGCCTGAGTTATTCTTTTCAGCCAATAGCAGAATGGGAGACATGGGGCATACAAGCTTTCAAGACCGCTTAGACTATCAATCGTACTCTGAAGTCGTAAAAGACATAGAGGATGGCTTACAGGCGCTTACAGACGAAGAGCAGAGTGTGATCAAACTCAAGTGGATGGATAAACTATCCCTGCAACAGATAGCGGACCGTAAAGAGTTGAGTATCCGGACGATTAAGAGCCGGCACAAATCAGCACTAGCGAGTTTAGAAATATGCTTCCGTTTCATCAAGCCTCCACATATCGAGGATATCAATACAAAAGGGGCGCAACACTTCCACCATCCAGAGAAGATACACAATACAATGTTGTACTAAATTTGCACTTTATGTGTATAGAACGTTGCACCACATGGATGATAAGATTACTTCATAGGATGCTGACGATGAATGTTATCGCCTGTACACGATGCATTCACGCATCATTCAGGCAAGCACTGTTAAGGGTTCACAGGCCTTCAGTGCTTGCATTAAATTACAGTGACTAGTGGGAAACCGCTTGACATAAATAAACTAAAATCGACAGTCCAGCCGACAATGTAACCCAATCACATTGACGCGACGAACGTTATACTCTCGCATTAAGCCTTCCGCCGTTGGAGGGCTTTTTGCGTTGTAGGGAGATGAATACAATGCGAATCAAACAACCGCTAACTTTTGGCGTTATAGGATTATCTGCAATGATCGTAGGGATAGGGATTGGAGTAAGTTACGTTCTCAGGAATATGTAGTGACCGACCTAGACGCGATTAGTATATGGGCTGTAATATTTTTAGCTCAATGGCAGGTTGCTATGTGGGCATTCTTTGGGATGGGAGATGATGAATGATGGCTTTGAATGCTAAGCATATATTGTTCGTAAATGATTACATGATAAGCCAGAACGCGACTGAATCTTATTTAAAGGTTTATGGTTGTTCGGAAGAGGCAGCGCGCAAAGCTGGGTCGAGATTGTTGACAAATGTGGACATTAAGTCCGAAATTGTGCGGAGACAGGAAGAAATCAACAAGAAGGTAGAAGAAGAGACTGGTGTTAGTGTGCAATGGGTATTAGATGGATTTAAATCGATTGCTGAACGGTGTATGCAAGCAGAGTCGATTAACGATAGAGACGGTAACCCGACAGGAGAATATAAGTTCGATTCATCGGGAGCTAACAAAGCATTGGAAAGCATTGGCCGTCATTTAGGCATGTTCAACGACAAGATGAGAGTGGACGCGAACAACACCAACGTGAACACCGACTTAACGAACCTTTCACCGGACGAACGGAGGGCGAGGATAGATGAGCTTAACCGCCGCCGAGGAAATGGAGCTGCTCGCTCTTCTTGAGTTAGAGGAGAAGGATCAAGCGAAAAGCAATTACTACGACTACGTTAAATACGTTCACGGTGGTTTGTACAAAGAAAGCCGCCACGGACTTTTCATAACAGATATCATTCAAGAAGCAATTGACCGCAAGAAGGCCATGGTTGCCGGTAAGATCCCGATGGAGAATCAATACATTGGGTTTTCGATTCCACCGCGGCATGGTAAATCAATGACGATAACGGAAACACTACCGAGCTTTTACTTGGGACACTTTCCAAATGATCGAGTGATCGAAGGGTCATATAACACGACATTCGCTCAGAAGTTTGGTAAGAAGAATCTACAAAAGGTAAAGCTGTACGGCGCTGAGTTATTTGATATTGAAGTGAGTCCGTCATCCAAGTCATCATCAGATTGGGATATAGACGGAACGCGAGGCGGTATGATCTCAAGGGGTATCCTAGCCGGTGTAACTGGTGAGGGCGCCGATTTGATGATTATAGATGATCCAATCAAGAACCGTGAAGAAGCTGACTCCGAGGTGTACCGAGATAAGATGTGGGGTGAATGGATTGATTCATTCTCCACTCGGTTGCATCCTGGGGCTATTTGCATTTTCATCATGACACGATGGCATGAAGATGATTTGGTCGGACGGCTGCAGAATCCCGAATACGGTGATCCAATCCCGATGAACATGATTAACCTTCCACTCGAATCAGAGGAGGGTGACTTGTTAGGGCGTGATCCCGGAACGCCATTATGGCCAGAACGATACAGTTACGACTTCATTGAGTCTCGTAAACGGTATCCATCGTCATTTAATGCGTTGTATCAGGGCAGGCCGACAAGCCAAGAGGGTAACATGCTTAAACGTGACTGGTGGAAATATTACGATGTTCTACCGCCGATGGCTTCACAGATCATTAGTATTGATGCAGCATTCAAGGATGAAGATGAGAGTGATTATGTAGTCATTCAGGTATGGGGCAAGAATCAAGCGGATATGTACTTAATCGATCAGTCCAGAGCAAAGATGAATTTCCCAGCTACATTGCAGACTATTCGCAATATGGTCGTCAAGCATCCTAGAGCATCGCTCAAGCTTGTGGAAGATAAGGCGAACGGCTCAGCAATTATATCGACCTTACAACGTGAAATAGGCGGTATAGTGGCCGTTAATCCTGATGGCGGTAAAGTGTCTAGGGTTAACGCTGTATCAGCTTATATCGAGTCTGGTAACGTCTACTTACCTCGTCAAGCGGAATGGATACATGATTTCGTTGAAGAGGCGGCAAGCTTCCCGAATGGCAAGAATGATGATCAGGTTGACACAATGAGTCAGGCTCTGCACCGATTTATATATTTCCCAGGGACAATACCGGATACATCTACGAAACAATTCAACTTCGCATCTGAAAGGCCGAAGCCTGACGCGTTTGTTGGCAGCAGGATTGATGATTCATACATTGCAGGAGGCTGGAACTGATATAATGTTGGTGAGGTGATAATGTGAGAATCAGCGAATGGAAAGCAGAGAATGGCTGGACTGGTTACATTGAAAAGGGTGAACATGGATTTTCCGCTGTGTTAACTGAAGGTTTCGGGACGTATGATACTGAGGAAGAAGCAGAAGCATACCTAAAAGATAACGGATATGAGAAGGTGAGCTAATGGAATATGTGTACCTGAGCGCAATCATTGGATTGTGCTTTTTTAATTTCTTTGCTTACAGGCGTGGCTTGAAAGACGGTCTAGCGCTCAATCAAGGCAAGACTATCGAGCCAATCAAGACGCCTGTGGCGGTCGTACAGAAGCACGTAGAGGAGCGTACGCAGAAGAAGGAAGCAAAGGCTGCTGAAGATGCGATGGCGCAGGGGCTGGCTAATTTAATGGCTTACGATGGGTCTCCCCAAGCGAAGCCGAAAGAAGGTGAGAAATGAAAAAGGGCTACGAACAGACGATTGAGTGGCAACAGTATTTGGATGGCATCGACTATAACAACAAAATAAGCTTATACGACAACGTAAATAAGAACGAACGTTTTTACAGCAATAATCAGTGGGATGGCGTAGTCGCTAATGGACTTCCAACTCCGGTGTTCAACATTTTCAAACGTATCATCGATTACTTTATCGCGGCTATTCTCAGTCAAGACGTGGCCATGCAGTTCACGCCAGAGAATGTAGGCGACGAACCACAGAACGAAGAGGAAGCGATGATAAAGGAATCGGCTGAGCTAATCACGCAATACAGCAATACGCTAGTCGAAAAGCTGAAGATGAAGCAGAAGCTGCGGCAATGGCTGCTAGATTCGGCTATATCGGGTGATGCTTGCTCCTATAGCTTTTGGGACCCGAGTATCGATACCGGTCAGGCTGCGCTAGGAGATATCAACATGGAGGAGATTGATTCCGTTAACGTGTTCTTCGGCAATCCGAATGATAAACGTGTACAGAATCAGCCTTATATCATTGTTGCTTTTCGTGAGATGGTGTCTAAGCTCAAAGAGGAAGCGAAAGCGAACAAGATTCCTGAAGATAAGATTAAGTTGATTACGAGTGACGAGGAAACGTTCTATCAATCGGGCGATCGGTCAAAGATTGAACTGGATAGCAAGGGCGATGAGTCAGGGAAAGCCATTGCATTGCTGAAGCTTTGGAAGAAAAACGGCATTGTATACGCGAAGAAGTCCACTTGTTATACCGACATTCGTCCTGAGTGGGACACTAAGCTATCACTTTATCCCGTGTCATGGATGAACTGGTCACAACGCAAGAACAGCTATCATGGTCAAGCGGTTGGCACCGGCTTAGTACCGAATCAGATCTTCATCAATAAGATGTTTGCTATGGCCATGATGAGCCAAATGCACACCGCGTTTCCAAAGGCTATCTACAACAAAAGCTTCATATCAGGCTGGAATAACCAAATCGGTACAGCTATTGGCATTGAGGCAGGAAATGACACGAATATCAATAACCTCGCTGCCTACTTAAACCCTGGCAACATGTCGGGGCAAGTGTTTGAATTGATCGATAAGGCCATCCAGTACACGAAAGACATGCTAGGAGCCACAGACGCCGCTCTAGGCGACATTAAGCCGGATAATACATCAGCTATCATCGCCGTTCAGCAATCGTCCAGCATACCGCTAGAGACGATTAAGCAGAACCTTTACCAGTTTGTCGAGGATATCGGCTATATTTGGCTGGACTTCATGGCGAACTATTACGGTAAACGTAAAGTTGACGTTGAAGTGCTTGGAAAGCGAGTGGTTAAGGAGTTTGACTTCGCAACGCTCAAGAAAATGAAGTTCAGAATCAAAATCGATGTTGGTCCATCGTCCTACTGGTCACAAATCAGCGCTATGCAGACATTGGATGCACTGCTGCAGAGTGACCGCATCACATTCCAACAGTATTTAGACCGCATTCCTGCCGGTATCATACCGAAATCACAGGAGCTCATCGAGGAATTGAAGGCACAGGACATGAAACAACAGTTTATATATGAGCAAATGGCACGTTTTATGGAACAATTACCGCCTGAACAGCAAATGCAGATCCAACAGCTACCGCCAGAGGAACAGGAAGCGCAACTCATGCAAATGATGATGCAACCACCAGAACAGATGGCACAGCAGCAAGCAGATCAGCAAGCGCAGCAGGAGCAAGCCATGATGCAGCAACAGCAAATGGAGCAAATGGCATCACAACAGGAGCAAGAGAAGGCTAATCAGCAGTTCCAGCAGCAAGCAGCACTTAAGAAGATAGATATTGAGGGCAAGTTAGCTCTTGAGGGTATGAAGCAGGATAAACAAAAAGTTTAAGCACAATTAGGAGGGTTTGAAATGAAGAAAGTAGTCCATGATTTATTGACGAACAAGTATACCTCAGTATGGCACGAAGAACCCGAGCAAATGAAATTCAATGCACCGCATCATTTCTTTGTATGTGAGACAGGTCTAGACCCGAATGATACTACTCTTAGCATAAAACCCCTAGCGGAGTTTGGATTTCAAGAGGGGCCGATTAAAGAGGTAGGGGTAAACGGCGTATGCAACGAGGATTTAATTGCAATGGTTATAACGAGACTTGAACACTTTCAGAAAAGCGAGTTTAGTAGCAGAGATAATGCAGTTGCTATCACCAAGTTGGAGGAAGCTTTATTGTGGTTGCGCAAACGAACAATCGGGAGAGAAAACCGAGGGGTAGAGGGGACTCATAAAGTTTAATAAAACAACGGGGCACGGCTGAGACGCTTAGTGCCCTTTTCTATATTCACTTTCGGCAATAAAAACAGCGGACCGCCGCTATAAAATGTGGAGGTAAGACCATGGATGAAACAGTAGTAACAAATGAATCAACCCCGGAAACAGTCGAAACACCCATAACTGAACAGGCGGTAAACACGGAGAACGCCGAGCCGAGTGCGGAGAAAGTTGAGACAACACCGGAGAAGACGTTTACGCAAGCCGAGCTTAATGAGATCATCACCAAGCGAATCGAACGTGAACGCGAAACCACGAGCAAAAAGGCTGCTCAAGAAGCAAGGGACGCTTATATCGCTGAGCAAGGCTATGAGTGGAATGGAAGTCCGATTACCACTGAGGCGGCATATAAGCAAGCGTTGAAAGAGAAACAGATCATGGATGAGCTGCAAGACAAGGGTCTTCCGGATGAGGTCATTCAAGAACTTGTTGAGAGCCGTAAGGATCGTGAAGAACGAGCGAAAGAAAAGCAACAAATGACTGAGAAGCAACAGCAAGAAGCGGAATACAAAGCTTTCTTGGAGACTTACCCAGACGTTGATCCCAAGGACATACCACAGTCTGTATGGGACGATGTGGGCAAGGGTAAGAGTCTTGTCGATGCTTTCGTACGTCATGAGAACCAATCGCTTAAACAACGGCTTGAAGCGCTTGAACAAGCGAAACAGATTGAGCAGCAGAATCAAGCGAATGCAGCTAGTTCCACCGGTTCTGTAACGGGTAACGGAACAAGCGCTCCTGCATTCTTTACGCAAGAACAGGTTAGCAAGATGAGCACTTCTGAAGTTAATAAGAACTGGACAGCTATAAACGAATCCATGAAAAAATGGTAATCAAAAAGGAGCGATAAACCATGTCAGTAGCACAATTTGTACCACAGATTTGGACGACCAAAATCCTTCGCACGTTGGAAGATAATCTCGTAGCCAAAAAGATCTGCAATATGGACGCGGAGGGTGAAATCAAGAAGGCTGGAGATACGGTTTACTTCAATGGCCTTGCTGATCCTACAATCACGGCTTACACAGGGTCCGTATCGTATGAAGGTCTGCAAGATTCCGGTTTGTCGATGGTCATTGACCAACAAAACTACTTTGCTTTCAAGGTATCCGACATTCAAAAAGCGCAAGCTAACGTGGATCTTAAAGGTTCGCAAGCCGCACGCGCTGCTTATAAGCTCAAAGAAGCATGCGACACGAACATTATGAGCCTATACGGCGATGCTAACTTGACCGTTACGGATGCGAGCTGCGATACAGCATCGATCCTATCTACAATGGGTGCCATTCAACAAGAACTGGCACAGGTAAACGTACCTTCTAGCGACATGTGGACTGTTATTCCGCCATGGGTACAGCTTAAATTGAAGCTAGCTGGCGTTAAATTCAATATTAACGAGGGTATCAACGGTACAGGCGGTATGGCTTGGACAAATGAACTTGGATTTGATGTATATGTTACAAACCAAGTCGTTAACACAGGAACAGTAGCCGTGCCGGTATCCAAGGTTATGGCAGGCTCTTACTCGGCTATCGCTTTTGCTCAACAAATCATTGAAACAGAATCCCTCCGCTTAGAAGGTAGCTTCGACACAGGTGTTCGTGGTCTCCACGTGTTTGGCCGAAAAGTTGTTCGCCCAGACCTTCTATGCACAGCAACGCTCACGTTTGCTGCAGAATCGGCTATTTAATTAAATTAACTGAAAAGGAAGTGTTATAGATGGCAGTATCCGCAGTCAATACCCAGCTAGTTACAAACACGATCACAACGATTACCGATAACGCTGCAACGTCCTCTGTAGTTGATGCTACTGAGGTATTCACAATCACACCTACAAAGGCCGATCAACGTGTCGCTATCATCATCGAGAATGGTCCAACTCACGGAACAATCTCTTACTCCATCGCAGCTGGCGGTTACTGGGCTGCAGGTGCCGCACTGACCGGTACGGTGTCGCAAGCAACAAGCCGCGCGATCGTACTTGAAGGCGCGAAATACAAAGCGGCAGCTGGAACAATTGCAATCACTTTTACACCAGCTTCCGGAAAGCGTCTCTTTACGGATCACGCGCTGGTAGTTCAAGTCATTCAATTGCCATAAACAGACGGGGCGGGGCTTATAGCTCCGCTCTTTTTCTGTATTAAGGAGGATATATGGTTACTTTCATAGGCACACCAAACATGCTAGTCACACTTAAACCGCCAATTGGAACGATCAAACACGTTAGATTTGACACAAAAGGCGAGTTTACAACCGATAATGAACGTATGATTCAGCGCTTTCACCATAAATTCGACAGTATGCCGGCAACCGGTGAACCAACTGAGGAATTGACAGACGATCTTGAGTATCAGGACCACGGGACCGGCGAAACGAAGCAGTTTACATGCAAAAAGTGCGAATTCACCACTGAAAGTAAGGGTGATTTGATGGTTCATTACCGAAAAGATCACCCGAAGGAGGGTTAAGATGAGTCAAGCGATTATTAATATACTGAACGCGATTAAAAACGTCATGATTAAACCGCAGAATAAGTTCATGTACGAACCAGTATTTTACGATCTGACTATTGCAAACGGCTACGAACAAGAGATAGTAATTCCTACAGCTGGATTTAGCAAGATTATCGTTATGGCTTATGGCGAGGCCGCAGGTGATGTATATTCTACGCCTTCCCCTGATGGGAGTTATTTTCTAGCTAATTCGAAAGAAACAGTATTTAGCTTAACTGCTGGCGAGAGTAAAGGTGAAGAAGTTACGACTGTCGCGCCTTATTTGAGAGTGGCTGCAAAGAACACAAGCGGAGCACCGGCAAAATATCACTTATGGGCATATGGAGTATAGGAGGCGGCGATCTTGGAAATATTCGAGAATTTTAGCACAGGCTCCTTAGAAAGTGGATTCGGGACCACTTATGACGGATGGACAACATACCGAGGAACGAGTTTATCAGTTATCAGCTTTGGCGGTGAGCGAGTTCTTGCCGGCAAGGTATCGGACACAGGCTCAAAACGTTTAGCACGTCCGCTCATTAATAACGGTGGCTTCGGACGTATCGAGGCGAAATGGAAAGTAGGATCTGCTGTAGCGGCTGATTATGCGGCAGCAAACAACTTTTATAACATCGGCTTCATGATTGACGCGACAGACGTAACGGGCGTATCCGGTTCCAACAAACGGGCGATTATCCTTTCGTATGAGGGTGCCGGTTCTAACGTAGGCATTAAATTCTGGAATGGTACTTCCACCTCCTTGCTGCTTACAATCACTTCGGTGCCAACAGCAGAATGGTTAACTGTCAGCCTAACAACAGATGGTACAGGACGGTATACAGCGGTAGTCGCGCAAGCGGATGGAACTATACTAGGCAGCGGTTCCTATCAGTTATCCAATGATGCAGCTAAGCGGTTATATGCGTATGTTGACTTTGGTTACACGCAGAACACAAGCCAAAATACATGGGGAACGCAAGTCGTCATGAAAGACATTATTGCCCGTGATGATTTTATTCGCTACGACGAAGTCAGTCAGCGCAGGCATTTGCGATTCTCACCATACCCAAACTCGGATACTTGTTATGTGGTCATTCCGAAAGATTGGAACCCGGCAGTCGATAACACGAAAGTTATCATTTCAGGCCATGGTTATAACGCAACGATTGGTTTTGCCACTATGCTGAGCGCTCCATTTCCGGATGCTGGCTATGTCTACGGTATCAGCAACACTCACGGCAATACATGGGGCAATGCACAATCTAGCATTGACATGGAAGCCATGCGTCAATGGATCGTTGACAAGTGCGGCGGCAGTGAGCAGGTATTCACGAATGGTTCAAGTATGGGCAACTTATGCGCCTTGAACTATATCGCCAAGTATCCGGATAAGGTGCGGAGGCATGTTGGCGAAATCGGGGTTTGCTCACTTCGGAATCTGTACAATAACGGCACGTTCACGGCTTCCATAGATACCGCCTATAGCGTTACGCGATTCGACGATATACCGTTGGAATATGATCCCATTCGCAACGTGAGCAAGTATGTGGACATGCCTATGATGCTTTGGGTGGGAACGAGTGACACGACTGTACCTCACGGATTAAATGTCCGTCCATTTTACGAAAAGCTGGCTAAACTCGGCGGCAAGATTATGTACATCGAGGAGCCTGGCGAAACGCACTCATTGGACGTTGACCCTGACCGGTATTTGGACTTCTACAACGCGGATATAATGGGCTCGAAAACTAGGACTGTTGTCCTTGATCCGTCCTCGGTATACCGCATTGAAACAAAGTATGCCAATACAGCGAGCTACTTAATAGACGCTAATCAAGGGACGCTTACGTCCATCACGACAACAGAGAAAATTATCAACACGAAAACCGGCAAATACACCACGATACTGCTTAAAACAACAGGCGATATGCAAGATGTATCGATAACGAAAATAGGCTAAAACATTAGAAAGATACGCCAGGGGGCGAAACAGTGAGAATAAGAACGGTGTCGAGCAATGTTGCTTATCTCGAACAGAATGATAGTGTACTTAAGTGCAACTGTGTTGCGAGTTCCACGGCCGTTTATCTTAATCCTTCGAGAGATTACCAAGAGAATGCAACAATTATCAAGGTTGACAGTAGTACAAATGTCGTAACTGTATACCCTCATGGTAGTGAGACCATAGATGGAGCGGCCAGCGTCGCGCTAACAACGGAAAATGACACGAAAGTATTAATGCCGGTAGAGGGCGGTTGGTCTGTTTCAATTAATAGTTATGCGCAGTTGGCGGATATTGTACAAAAAATGCCTTACGGTGAATTTGTTATTCCAAGTGATATGCCTGCAAAACTGCCTTTTAAAGTGAGACGAGACATTGACAATGTCGTAAGGCATAACGCTGATTTTACTCAATTCACTGGCTCCGGACACGAGTATTTCGTTGATACCGAACTAGGGAACGATGCCAACGACGGCCTAACAATTGGAACGGCATTTAAAGCTCTTGGAAAGGCAATTCAAACAGCCATAAACCATGCAGAAATTGGGTTATTTAAGATCAAAATAAAGGGATTTGTAGAAGATGGAGATGGTATGCTGGGGTGTGGCACTAACAGATGGGAAGTTCCAAAAAACAAAACCATAGCCATCTCCAGCTATACTGGACAAAAGGTGTATGTTTCAACGGGTGGAAAACAAGCGAGATATAACGGGCAATGGACGGTAAACAGCAATATAAGTTATTTGGGCGTTTTAGATAAAGAGTTCACATCTGTATATGATTCATCGAAAATGGATGCGTACGGGATTAACCCACCTCTTAAAAGAGTCACTACGTTAGCTGAGTGCCAGGCTAATCTAGATACCTTTTATTCCCTCCCGGTCGCTAAAGGTGGGGGACTTTGGGTTAATAGCAGAACTAGCAAACCAGTTAATTTGTTTAACCCTGTTACAGTACATCTGGACACCACAATAAATTCATCTGGTGCCGAGACTCCTGAAGCGACATATCATTCTATAACAAGCGATTGGATACCTGTAGATGGTAATGTGATTTACACTCTTACTCGTGCCGCGAATAACGCTGTTAATATATCTTGGTATGACATTAATCAGGCGTTTATATCTCGCGTTCTACCTGCCCAAAACAGTCCTGCTATAACAACAGGAGCAGAACTGCAAGCTACTGCACCAGCAAACGCGAAATTTGCTAAAATAGTTACGTACCCCAATTCATTCCCTGATTGGGCAACTACTGTAATGTTCGTCGGCGCTATCAACACGAGTCATCTATGGGTTGTCAGTGGAAAACTCCTTACGACATCAACTAGCAAGTACGGTTCTAATTTGGCTATTAACTTGGCAGCTGGATCAAAGGTGTATTTCCAAGACATTATTTTTTTGTCGGGAGATTTAAGCAATTTAAGTAATACTGATTTAGGAGCATATCCTGGTTGTGTAACATGCTCAGGGACTTTAGATGCGAATAGTAAAAATGAGGTTTGGGCAAAGGATTGTTACTTTATAGGTGGAGCAAGAGGCGGAATAGATGCAAGTGGTTATTGGAATAAAACAACCGATTCTGTCGGTGGATTTCTTACTAGAGAGACAAACGCTTATACATTTAACTGCATCGCTGCTTATAACGGCACAGATGCACTTAGTTATGGCGCAGATCCCACATACAGAAATCATATGGCCTTTGAGTATCAAAATATAGCTTATCAAACACTGGGCGGTACTACAGCAAATGCAAGTACTTGCCATAACTTTTTTAACCGGATTTCAATCGGGTGCGTGTACTCCGACGCTTCCGGACCTGTAATTGCTGATGCTAATGGTTGCTACAGTATTTGTATTGATTGCCATTGCAAAAACGCTAGTGTCGGGTACAACCCAATTAGCACAATGTCCTTATTCCACAGTGATCTACCACAAGCCAATTCGGATGCGTGGGGCAGGCGTGGGAAAATGATATTAATAAATTGCACAGCCTACGGCAGCGGCTATAATGCTTTGAATTGTGACGGTGTTGTAGATGTGTATATTTTCAATTTTGTTACTAATAAGAATATCGAAACAGATTTACCTGCACAAAAATATGTCTTTTCATAACTCGTATATGTAAAAACGACGACACCTCCGGGTGTCTTCTTAATTTGGAGGTGAATCATGGCAACGACAGGAGAAGAAACATTTTCCCTTTGCATGGCTTTAATCGATGAATATAACGACAACGGTACGGTAGATGCGAATGCAACGCTTGACTATCGTGCTAAAACGCCGGCGCTGCTGACGATCATGGTGACGGAGCTTGCACGTAAAGAAGATGTTGAGTCCAGTATCATCACTGATTTAGCGGATGATCTTGTAGTAAGCGACTATACCGCAAGAGTGGTGCTACCATACGGGCTTGGCGCGCATCTTATGCTCGATGAAAATCCGAGCGTTGCAAGCTTCTTCAATCAGAAGTTCGAGGAAATGAAGCGAAATATACCAGTTGCGTTTGAAGCAATTACGGATGTATACGGATGGAGTGAGTAAATGGCGTTCATTAACACAAGGCCGCGAACACCTCCGACTAAGATTGACCACTTCCTTGGAATCAACGAGGACACCTCGGGGAGTACACAACTGAAGCTAGGCGAGAGCCCGAATATGCTCAACTTTAGACTGACTGAGAACTACAAAATGCGCAAACGGGAGGGGTATACGTCCCTCTTTGCCACACTGGCAGCAATACGCGGTATGTGGTACGGAAAAGTGGGAGGAAGTTTTCATTTTCTATTCGCCGCCAACGGGAATGTCTACGAACATAACCTTGTTACAGGCGTTAACACATCAATAGGCACACTAACGGACGCTAAAACGTCCTTTTTTGCGTTTGGCGGCAAGGTTTACATGCTGAACGGGACTGAATACAAGTCATGGAACGGCACAACATTCGCTGATGTTTCCGGTTATATCCCATTGATCGCCACGGCAACCCCTCCTGCAGGGGGAGGAACACCGAACGAGGGACTCAACCTACTCACGGGCAAGAAGCGGCAGACGTTTAGCGGAAATGGATCGGCCACTGTTTACCAACTAGCCGAAACCAGTTTAACCAGTGTCGACGTGGTTAAAGTAGGTGGCGTGGTGAAGACGGTAACGACCGATTACACCGTTAACCTTACAACGGGCGCAGTGACGTTTGTAGCGGCTCCTGCTACAGGAGTAGACAATGTAGACATTCAATGGACAAAAGGCACAGGACAGCGCTCAGAGGTCACGGGACACAAATTTGCGATGTTCTACGGTGGCCAGAACGATACGAGGGTGTTTGTGTACGGTAACGGGACGAACCGATACATTTACACCGGCCTTGCAGCTGGCGTTCCTTCTGCTGAATATTTCCCAGCGCTGTACTATCGTGAAATCTCATCCAATGAGTTTGCGGTTACGGATATCGTGCGGCAATATGACCGCCAGATCATTTACACCAACGGCGGCGAGACGTGGTATTCCTACTACGATCCAATCACAGATTCGAATGGCGACGTAACACCCGACTTTCCGACGTTTCCACTCAATGACACGATAGGGAATGTAGCGCCTGGTCAATCTCAGTTGATCCAGAACAATCCATTCTCCATCCAAAATGGCGTATACGAATGGGGCGCTACAAACGTCAGGGACGAACGTAATGCGGTCTACAAATCGAAGCGTGTACAGCCTTCCCTTGATGGCGAAGACCTCACACAAGCCATTACAGTGGATTGGGAGACGAAAAGCGAGTACTGGTTAGCCATTGATAACCGCGTTTGGGTGTACAATTACCGGTTAGATGCATGGTACAAGTTCAAAACCGCTGATCCAATCAAATGCTTCCTTGTTATCGATGGTGAAATGTACATCGGAACGGACCAAACGATCATGAAATTCGATACAAACGACCGCACAGACGATGGAACAGCCATTGCGGCAACGTGGGAGATGAACTTCTACGACTTCGAAACGGATTGGCTGATTAAATATCTCAGCAAGATATTCGTTTCCATTCAACCAGGCTCGAAAGAGAAAGTGGAATTGTCCTGGCAGACGAATAATGCTACTTCCACGCAGTCATACGTGATCGAATACAACACGATTGACTTTGGAAACATTGATTTTGAGAGTTTTTCATTCCTAAACAACTTAAATCCTCAGCCTTTCAGGCTTAAAATAAAAGCGAAAAAGTTTGTGTACTTCAAACTGATCCTAAGCAATGACAGTTTATCAGCGAATGCGACGATATTATCCATTAACTTGCTATCACGAACGGGGGGAGAATCTAAGTGACATTAACCAAATTGACTGAAGACCTAAATAAAGTGCAAGCGTTAGATGATCAGCCGAATGCAAACGGAGGACTTACAGCTGCACAAGTAAAGGCTGTATTCGACGATGCCGGCAATGCGATTAAAGACTTCATAAACGACACGCTAACCGAAGAAATAGCCGATCAGTTCGCGACACAGACGCAATTGGCAGACGTTGTGCTTGGAGACATACCGGACGGATCTCTAACCTACGTTAAATTAACTCCTGCCCCGGTCAGTACTGCTACGGCGAATGCATTGGTGAAGCGTGACGCAAGCGGCAGAACGCAATTCGCTGACCCTTCGGCTGCTCAAGACGCGGCTACGAAAGCGTATGTTGATGCTCATTTGACGTATGTATCTGGCACATACACAGGGGACAACGCCGGTTCAAGAAGTATTACATTGCCATTTACACCAAGCGCCGTTATAGTGCTTTATTCCGGTGTAACCGATGGCGTTCAGTTGACTTCCAACAATACAGGTTTAGCCATAACGGGTAGTTCATCTGGCGGTTCAGCTCTTTCGGTTGGCACAAATAGCTTTTTGATTTCTGACCAACAAATGAATATCAACACGGTTGTTTACAACTACATTGCATTCAAGTAAGGAGGGTTCGAATGATTGTATTTGAAGATGGAAATTACGAAACGGGGTCATGGCTCACAGCAGCATCCTACCCCGAACGCGTCTGCTATGAGGTTGAGGAAGGCTC